AATGTGTGTAATTGCAACCAAACAGGAGGTTGCTAAGAACCTTGTAACGAAGGTTCGAGTTATGAACCAATACTTACCCTCGTGGTTAAAACAAACCACAGTAGAGGATAACAAACTATCTTTACGATACTCAAATGGTTCTCAAATTAAGGCAACTTCTGCTGCTGGTGATGCAGGACGTTCTGAAGCACTATCTTTATTAGTATTTGATGAGGCTGCTTTCATCGATAAGATTGAAGAAATTTGGGTATCTGCACAATCTACCTTATCAACGGGTGGTAATGCAATTATCTTATCAACTCCAAATGGGGTTGGTAACTTTTTCCACAAAACCTGGGTAGGTGCAGAAGAAGAAACAAATGGATTTAATACGATTCGATTACATTGGTCAGTTCATCCAGAACGAGGACAAGCTTGGAGAGATGAACAAGAAAGTTTATTAGGGCCAAAAGGTGCCGCACAAGAATGTGATTGTGATTTTGTTTCTTCAGGTGATACTGTTATTGACCCACAACTTTTAATGTTTTATAAAGAAACGTTTGTACAAGACCCAATTGAAAAAACTGGATTTGATGGAAATCTTTGGAAATGGGAATATCCAAACTATAATAAATCTTATATGGTTGTAGCTGACGTTGCACGAGGGGATTCTTCAGATTATTCAGCATGTCATGTTATAGATATACAAGAATCCTCACAAGTTGCGGAATATAAAGGTAGATTAGACACCAAAGATTTTGGTAATTTTCTTGTTTCACTTGCAACCGAATACAATGAGGCCTTACTCGTAATTGAAAACGCGAACATTGGTTGGGCAGTAATTCAACAAGTAATTGATAGAGGATACAGAAACTTATTCTATATGAGTAAAGATTTAAAATATGTAGACGTGGAACATCAATTACACAACAAATATAGGTCAGAAGAACGAGGTATGGTTGCTGGTTTTTCAACAACAATGAAAACAAGACCTTTAATTATTTCAAAATTAGAAGAGTATATTAGAGAAAAATCAATAATAATTCGTTCTTCTCGTTTGATAGATGAATTATTTACTTTCATTTGGAATGGTAATCGAGCGGAGGCAATGAGGGGTTACAATGATGACCTTACTATGTCTCTATCTATTTCTCTATGGGTTAGAGATACTGCTTTAAGATTGAGACAAGAAGGAATTGATTTAACAAAACAAACACTTGGAAATATAGGTCAATCATCTTTAGATTTGGGGGGATTTGGTGGAAATACCTTTAATGATGAAAACCCATGGTCAATGCGAGTCGGTGATTCGGATGAAGATTTAACTTGGTTAATTAAATAACTATATATTTATAGTATAAGGAGAATAATACTATGATATCATTAAAGAGTTTACTTAAAGAAGATGATTTGGATAAATATTCACCAGGCAGTGTACCTGATGATAAAACTGACCAACCTGAATGGAATCTATTAGATTACGATGAGTTGGATGTTGAAGAAGATGATGAAGAGGAGTTTTTAGATTTCTTAAAATCATACACTTCGGAAATGAATGAATCTAAATCTATTAAAGAAGCAGAATACCAAGGTAGAGAAGTAAAACTTGGCAAACCGATGCAAGGTGATGTTAAGAAATTCAAGGTATATGTAAAGAATCCAGAAGGAAATGTTGTAAAAGTAAATTTCGGTGCAAAGGGGATGAACATTAAAAAGAACAACCCAGAAAGAAGAAAATCTTTTAGAGCAAGACACAATTGTGATAATCCGGGACCGAGACACATGGCAAGGTATTGGAGTTGTAGAAAGTGGTAAACAAAAAACAATAAAGGTTATAATATAAATTAGGAAACAAATGGCAGATACTTCATTTTTCGGTAGATTAACAAAACTATTTCGAGCTCAAGCGGTAGTTACCATCGATAACGAGGGTAGAAGAAGAGTTGTTGATACGGACGAAAGACAACAAACGAACTTATCATCGTTAAGGGATAGATATACAAAAATTCAGAAATCCTTTTACGAACAAGCGGGTGGTGCTCAATCAATGGCATACCAACAAGTTCGTAGAGAAGTTTTTCGTGATTATGATGCAATGGATAATGACCCAATCCTTGCTTCTGCGTTAGATATATATGCTGATGAATCTACACTAAAGAACGAATTTGGTGATACACTTATGATTCATTCTGATAATCAAAAAGTACAAGATTTACTTAATAATTTATTTTACGATGTCCTTAATGTTGAATTCAACTTATGGCCATGGGTAAGAAATATGTGTAAGTATGGAGATTTCTTCTTAGGTTTAGAAATCGCCGAAGGAAAAGGTATCGTTAACGTTACCCCACATTCAGTTTATAATACAGAACGATTAGAAAGAACTGACCCTACAAATCCAAATTCAGTTAAGTTTAAAATTACTGAGGACCCGAATGGGAAAGAAGAATATGAAAACTTTGAAATTGCTCACTTTAGATTATTAGCAGATACCAACTGGTTACCTTATGGTAAATCCATGATTGAAAATGGAAGAAGATTGTGGAAACAATTATCTCTAATGGAAGATGCTATGTTGATTCATAGAATTATGAGAGCACCTGAAAAGAGAGTTTTCAAAATTGATATTGGTAATATCCCACCAACTGAAGTTGATAATTATATGCAGAGAATCATTAACAAAATGAAAAAAGTTCCTTTTGTTGATAAAAATACTGGTGATTACAACTTAAAGTATAATATGCAGAACCTTACTGAAGATTTCTACTTACCTGTTCGTGGTGGTGATAGTGGAACTTCTATTGATAACCTACCGGGATTACAAGGTGCTGAAATCGAAGATATTGATTACTTAAAAAACAAGATGTTTGCAGCATTAAAAATTCCTCGTGCTTATTTAGGATACGAAGAAAATGTTAATGGTAAAGCAACTCTCGCTGCAGAGGATGTTCGTTTCGCAAGAACTATTGAGAGAATCCAAAGAACTGTAATTTCAGAATTATCTAAAATTGCTATTGTTCACTTATATGCACAAGGAATTCAAGATTCTGAAATGACTAACTTTGAATTAAAGTTGGTAAATCCATCTACAATTTATGAACAAGAAAAAATAAACCTTTGGTCAGAAAAAATTAGATTAGCAACGGATATTCAAGGATTAAATATGTTATCTAAAGATTGGATTTATGAAAATATATTCAAATTATCTGGTGGTGAACAAGACGAAGAACGAGTTAAAATTATTAATGATATTAAAGATAGGTTTAGATTCCGTTCTATTGAAGACCAAGGTAATGACCCAGCTGTTCAGGAAGAACCAGATGATATTGAAGAATCATTAGAAAAATTAAAACAAGAGATTAAGGACAAAGGTGGTAGACCAAGAGAAGGGAACACTTATGGAAAAGATAAACATCCATTAGGTAGAGACCCACTTGGAGATAAAGAAAGAACCTCGAAAAGAACAAGAACTTCAGAGGAAAAGGCTACACAATATATTTCTGGTATTGCATCAAAACGAAAGTATTTATATGAATCAAAGAGTATGTTGGATGAAGATAATATACTTGGTGAATAAAAATAACCTTTAACTTAATAAATTTATATTTATATATAGAATTTTTTACTATATCATAATAGGAAACAATAAAAATGAGAAAAATAAAACATTCAAAATTTAAAAACACTGGATTTTTGTTTGAGTTGCTAACTCGTCAAATTACTGTTGAAATTCTCAACGGTAGTGATGAAAAGGCTAAATCAATAATTAAAGAATTCTATGGAAGAGGTACTGAGTTATCAAAAGAACTCAGACTATTCAATTTGCTTATAAATGAAAAATATAACTCAGAATCTAAAGCTGAGAAATTTATACAAGCTATATTAGAAGCTCATGGTACAATAGACTATAAAAAATTACAAAGAGAAAAATATAATTTAGTAAAATCAATAAAAGAAAATTTTGAAATAAATAATTTCTTATCTTCACCCGTAACGAATTATAAAATATTAGCTTCTATTCATAAATTATTTGAAGCAAAATCACATAATGTTTTGGATGTAAAGGATGTATTTGATTCTAAAATTACATTAATAGAACATATATCTACAACTGCTGTTTCTAATTTAAAAGAAAAAGAAGATAAACTTGTTGAAGAATATAAAAAACAAGAAAAAGATTTAAGATTACTTACTTATAAAATTCTTGTTGAAACTTTTAACAAAAAATATACAAACTTAAATGATGACCAAAAATCTCTTTTAAGAGAATATATTAATAATGTTACTAATACTTCAAAATTTAATGATTATTTTTCAAATCAATTAGTAAAAACTATTACTTCTTTACATGAGTTACATAAGGAAATTAAAGATAAGATTACAAAAATTAAATTAAGAGAAACTATTAATGTTTTGAAAAAACAAAAAATTGGTAAAAAAATAACCGATGAACAAGTTTCTGCATTAATGATGTCTTATGAACTTATAAAGGAGATAAAAAATGTTAAGAAAAGAATCTCTTAAATCATACATAGAAGAACTTGTTCAAGAAGTTGAAAAGGAGTTAGAAGAAGCCAATGTGACAGGTAATGTCGATGGTTATCAAACTCCTCATGCTTTTTCTCGTAAATCTGATAAAGAAAGAAGAAAAAAGAATGCAA